TCATTGGGGATTCCAGAGTCAACAAACTTAATTTTGGTTCGTTGTCGTCTAAAGTGCTGTCGCCGATTCAAGTTGACAGCACCGGGATTCAGGCCCTGAAAAATCTCATTGGTAGAGCCACAGCCTCTGCTGCGTCAGAGCAGGCCAAACGCATATTTGACAATTTGGTGTAAAATAAATACATCATGACCACTTTTATTGGCTTTAACACTCAAAATCAATTCAAAAAATTCACTTTGATCAACAACGAATTGATCAAAAGAGATTTTTTAAATTCGCTTCAAATTCGTCAAGGTCAACTGCCTGGACGTCCTGACTACGGAACCACACTGTGGGATTATGTGTTTGAAAATCTTGACACCACTACCGAACAGGGCATCATTAACGAAATACAGCGAATGGTTGGTCTTGATCCCAGAATAGCCTTTACAGGCGCAGTGTTGTATCCTCAAAGCAACGGACTGTTGATAGAAGTAGAAATTCAATACGTAACTGGCACCACCAGCGAAACTCTACAGTTGTTTTTCGATCAACAGAACAATACCTTGCTGTCGGTTTAACTATGCCGTTTTTCACGGCCATAAATAACAAAAAGTACAATTATGGCTCGCACCACTAGACAAACTGTAGTATTTGGGGTAGAAGATTGGAAACGAATCTATCAAACCTATCGTGAAGCAGACTTTCAAAGCTATGATTTTGAAACTCTGCGCAAGATATTTGTAGATTATCTGAGACAATACTATCCAGAAAATTTCAACGACTATGTTGAAAGTTCAGAATTCATTGCTTTGCTTGACGTCATGGCGTTCATGGGCCAAGCATTGAGTTTTAGAAATGATCTCAATACCAGAGAAAATTACTTAGACACTGCTGAACGTCGTGATTCAGTGGTCAAATTGGCCAATCTTGTGGCCTACACACCCAAAAGAAATCAAGCCGCTGAAGGATTTTTAAAAGTTTTCAGTGTGTCAACCACCGAAAACATCGCAGATTTCAACGGTATCAATCTCAGCAATATCACAGTGAATTGGAATGATCCTACCAATCTCAATTGGCAGGAACAGTTTACTACTATTGTCAATGCTGCTTTGGTCAACAGTCAAAAAATTGGAAGGCCGGCCAATCGAACCAACATTCTTGACGTGCGCACTGATGAATACACGCTCAACCTGTTGCCAGGATTTTTGCCAGTGATATCTTACAACAGCGTGGTAGATGGTATCAACATGCCGTTTGAAGCAGTGAGTGCCAGCACACTTGGCAAATCGTTTGTGTACGAACCTTCGCCTGTGCCAAATGGCCAGTTTAACATTTTGTTCCGCAACGACCAACTGGGTTTTGAAAGTGCCAACACAGGATATTTCTTTTTGTTCAAACAAGGTGTGTTGACCAATGTAGATTTCAATTTGGCCGAAGCAGTGGTCAACCGCACAGTGCCAATCAATGTAGAAGGTGTCAACAACAAAGATCACTGGTTGTTTCAATTAGACACAGTGGGCAATGTTCAATTTGAATGGGAGTATGTGGAAAGCACATATGCCGCTGCGGTTGAACAGTTGGCTCCTGAGCAAAGAAAATTATACAGTATCACCAGTCGAGCCAATGACCAGATTACGTTGACATTTGGTGACGGTGTTTTCAGCACTGTACCAGTGGGATTTTTTAGATGTTATGTGCGTACCAGCAACGGCTTGACATACATCATCAATCCTGAAGAAATGCAGGGAGTAGTAATTCCTATCACTTATGTGAGTCGGTCAGGCAACCGCGAAGTAATCACATTTACCTGCGGCATCACACAACCAGTAAGCAATGCGCTCAGTCGTGAAACACTGCCAGAAATCAAACAACGAGCCCCAGCCAGATATTACACTCAAAATCGCATGGTCAATGGCGAAGATTACAACAACTTCCCGTTCACCTTATACAACTCTATTCTCAAGAGCAAAGCAGTAAATCGTGCCAGCATAGGTACCAGTCGCTATCTTGACCTGGTGGACAACACTGGCAAATACAGCAGCACCAACAGTTTTGGCAGCGACGGGGCTCTTTGGGAAGAAAATGTTCTGCCGACATTTCTTTTTACTTGGTCCAGTGTGAATGAAATTGCCAGTGTGGTCATCAATCAAGTTGAACCGTTGTTGATAAACTATGGTATGACACAGTTTTACAATGCTAACTTTCCTCGACCCAATCTCAGTTTGTTGAATATAACCTGGCAACAAAGCACCACGCTGGTCAATGAGACCACAGGCTTTTTCAAAGCCAGCACTGGCACACCTTATCCCATTGGGTCTTTGACCACTGGCAACGCACAATTTATTGTGGTTGGTTCTTTGGTAAAATTTGAACCTCCTGCTGGTTACTTTTTTGACGCAAACAACAGATTGAAGCTGGGTACTCCTACGTTGCCAGATGAAAAAGTTGAAATTTGGGCCAGTCCAACACAAATTTTTGTTGATGGTACCAATCAGGGACAAGGCAACTTCAGCAATGGATCTGGGCCAGTGGTGTTTAACAATTTTATACCCACTGGTGCTATACCCACTGAAGTGATTCCGCTGTTTGTGACTGACATACCCACTGCGGTCGAAAATCAAATCATTACACAAATCGAACTGTATCGTGATTTTGGCCTGGGCTATGACAGCACAGGCACCGTAACAGGAACTCCTTACTCTTGGTATGTGATAAACTCAAACAACTTGAATGCCAATGGGGATTGGAGCCAACAGTATGCTGGCAATACATCAGGTGCCAATCTTGACGCAAGCTGGTTAATCAAATTTGTGACTGACGGCGAAACTTACACAGTGACCAGCAGAGCGCTGTTGTATTATTTTGGCAGTGTGTTACAGACAAGATTTTTCTTTGAGTCAGGACAACGAATCTATGACAGCCGCACTGGCACAGTTATCAGTGATTTTGTCAAAGTTCTCAAAGTCAACAGTCAACCTGACAGCAGTGCGCCACTGTACACCGACTACAGTTTGAGCATTGTGGGACAGCCAGTACAAAGCGATGGTTATGTAGATGATTTTCAAGTGCTGGTCAGCTACCAAGACATAGACAACGATGGCATTGCGGATGATCCAGACTTTTTTGATGCCATTGTGGCCCCTGCTGTAAATGCCAACAGCAAGTTGGTATTTTTTGAAAAAACAGTGGATTTTGACAATTTACAAAGGTATCTTTTGGTCAACTCAGATCGAGTCAATGCCAACTATGCCACTGAAGATGCCATTGAATTGGTAAAATTTGAATTTGTTGATCGACAAATTTTTTACGCAACTCAAGAACAAAAGTTTTTTGAACTGGTAATTTCGGGGCTGAATATTCGCACCTTGGTTGACGTAACCAATGATTGGTTGGCACGCACAGGTCGTAATGCCTTGTACTATCAATACCGACACAATGCTCCACTCACAGCCAGAATTGACCCAGGCACCACAAATATCATTGATGTGTATGTGGTCACACAGTCATACTACACACAGTATCTCAATTGGATCAGAGACACCACTGGCACAGTGCCCGAGCCTCAGCAACCAACACTTCAACAGTTGACCAATGAATATCAAGGACTGGATCAATACAAAATGATCAGTGACAATGTTTTGGTCAACAGTGTGACATTCAAACCTTTGTTTGGTCCCAAAGCAGCCACCGAACTACAGGCCATAATCAAAGTGATCAAGGCTCCAAACACAGTGGTCAGTGACAGTGAAATAAAAAACACAGTGGTGAATTTGATGAATTCATATTTTACCATTGACACATTTGATTTTGGGGACACTTTCTATTTCAGCGAATTGGCTGCCTACATTCACCAAAATGCTGGAGGTATAGTCAGCTCTGTGGTGTTAGTACCATTGGATCCGCAAAAGTATTTTGGCGATCTATACGAAATCAGATCAGCACCAAATGAAATATTTGTCAATGCTGCTGGAGTAGAAAACATACAAGTGATTTCAGCGTTGACCAGCACCAATTTGAGAACAGCACCAGGTAGCGGAGTTATTTGATGGCAACTATTCGTACAGTGGACTTGCTTCCACCAATTTTTCAAACTCAAACCAATCGACAGTTTTTGAATGCCACACTGGATCAACTGACTCAAGAACCGCAATTTCAAAAAACACAGGGCTACATTGGACGAAGGCTGGGTCCAGGAGTCACGGTCAATCAAAATTATGTAACTGAACCCAGTGCGGAACGCAGTAACTATCAGCTTGAACCTGGTGTGCTCAGAGTTGATCCAGACAACAATTCTAAAATCCTCGATGCTATCACTTATCCAGGAATTCTTGACACAGTGGGCACACAGGGTGGTTTCAAAAATCAAGCTGACAGACTGTTCTCCAGTGAATATTACACATTTGATCCATTTGTCAATTACGACAAGTTTGTAAACTATGGTCAATACTATTGGGTACCAGCAGGTCCTGAGCCAGTGGACGTCAGTGCAACAGATATTCCATACACTGATGATTTTACAGTTACCTCTGCCAGCAGTGGCTATCAGTTCAGCGGCCTAGCAGGCACCAACCCAGTGATATATTTGGCTCGCGGTGGAAGCTATACTTTTGCTGTCAACCAGCCAGGCAGCAATTTTTGGATACAGTCTGCGCCTGGAGTCACAGGCCAGTTGCCGTCAACACCCAACATCAGCAGTAGATCAGTGTTTGGTGTAGAAAACAATGGTCAAAGTCAAGGCACCGTAACTTTCAATGTGCCAGACAAAACAGCGCAACAATTTTACTATGATTTGACCAGTATTGGATCAGTGGATCTGATCACTTCACTACAATTCAGTCAAATACAAGGCCAAAACCCTGTGACCTTTGTGGCAAATTTTGGCGGTATAGACGGCATAACCAACCTCAATGGTCGAACATTGATTTTTATCAATGATTCAGTGGAAG